CAACACCAACACATTTTCGCATGATATACCAGTTAAAAAAAGTATCAACAAAGTAAAGACAGAAGATGAGAAAGTTTTATATTGGAAGAAATGGGACAAGAAGATGTTATCAGGTTCCAGATCCATGATAAACAAATTAAGATCAATGTTCAAAGATTTAGAAGATATAGTGATATCAAACTTTTATGCAACTAACAAATCATATCAGACTAAAGAACTTACTGCCACTGACTTATTTACATCAAACGACTTCAACAAGTTATTAGACAAATACATTAAGCCAAACGTTCGCAAACAAGTATTAGAAGTATTCAAAGAGACTTTAAATGATATAAATGAAGATACTACTAACATACAATCCAGATTTGACAAACAGATTAACAATAATATCAAGTCAACTATAGATAAAATGAAGAAAGTAGAAGATACAGTTAAGAATGATATCATGGCTATTATCGATAAGAATGCAAATATGTCCGCTGGTGAACTCGCTGATACTATATCAGAACACTTCACCCAATACTCTGGCACAAACTCGTGGAAAGCAAAACGAATAGCAACAACAGCAAATACACAAATAGTTAACGAATCGCAACAAACAATCTTTAATGAGTATGATATACAATATATGTGGCTAACGATGCGTGACGGGGATGTGAGAGATACTCACGCTGATATGGATGGAGAAGTGCCTGATAAAAATGGCTATTTCAACGTTGGTGGATATGAAACAAAGTATCCAGGTGGTACCGGTGCAGTTGAGGAAGATATAAATTGTAGATGTATACTAATTCCAAGTTAAATTACTTTAGCTTTTTAAAATATAGTAGTTTATGTTTTAACATTAGCATGATATCAAGCATAGATGCACACTCATTGAAAAAAAAATACCTCCCGGAGTGGGGAATTTTTAAACTTAAGGATTACTTTAGCTTTTTAAAATATAAGGAGAATAAAACAAGAAACAAAATAGATGGACGAATTTTTAAAGTTTTTAGCAGTATTCATAGCGAATTCATACGAATTTTTGATTTACTTACTCATGTTCATTTTTTTAGGTGGAGTGGTATTTTTAAAAGACAGAATAGTGGACTACTTTAAGTCAAATATATGGTCGAAGTTAAAGAAGTTATTTGGAATACATCAGAAACTTGATGATAACAAAGTATTTATACAGGATGTTTATGATGAGATAGTATCATTGCGACACACAATGGTTGCTGACAGATCGTTTATATTGGAGTTTTCAAATGGGGAGAAGTTTTCATCCAAGAATCCTATATTTAAAGTATCGAGATCATATAGTTCTATAGGTTTAGGTATATCACCCGACAAAGAGATTTCGTTAGGAGTTCCAATTACCTTATATTGGGACATATTTCAAGCATTTTTTGGAACAAGCAAGTATGATATAAATGGGGTTTCTATACTTAAATCAAAGACACCACTTTGTAAAACTGAATGTAGATATAATGAGAGAGTCTACCTAGTTGATGTAGATAACTTAGCTTCTTCTACCTTCAAGAATATATCGATAATGAATGGAACTAAATATTACTTGATATCTCACATACTAAACAACTCTGGCAATATCATTGGACTTTTAGGTGTAGAATACTTAAGCAGTGATATAGATAAAGATTATATTCAACCTTGTATTATGTGTAAGAGTGCTGATATCATTTCATCTATATTTGCTACATGTAATAAGGGTTAAAAATATATAAAGAGCAAATTAAAATTAAACTTAAACAATGGACAGATATATAGTTAGAGACAATATCATTGGAACATCAAAAACTTTGGATATTTTAGAGATCAAAAGGGGTGATATTTTAAATGATGATAAAGTAGAACTTAAATATAAGATATCAGTTGAAGAGCCTGATAGGTCGAATGATATAGTTAAAGTATCTGGAATTGATATAAAGAACTATATCAATAACCCTATAGTTCTATTTAACCATGATACAACCAAACCTATTGGTATGGGTAAAGATATTTATTCAGAAAATGGTGTTCTATATGGCACTATTCAGTTTCATGGAGAAACACAACTTTCAAGAGAAATAGCAGCTTTAGCAAGTAAAGGGTATTTAAAAGCAGTTTCTATTGGGTTTATTCCTTTAGAATATAAAGACTATAACATAACAGATGATTTAAGAAAAGAATATAAATTCTACCCTTATACTGATACAACACGAATTTATACAAAAAGCGAAATGTTAGAGTTCTCTATTGTAGCAATTCCTGCTAATGCTTCTGCTTTAGTTACCAATTCTTTTGATTTTAGTGAGTTAAATTTAGAGGATAATATCTCCCCAGAGCATGATATGTATGAAATAATATATACAGAAGAAAAAGCAGAAAAAGAAGATATGAATGATATGACAACAATAGAAAAAGCCGGCAAAGTTTTAAATAAAGGTAATTTAGAAAAACTTATCATGGCACAAGAACTTATACAATCTGTTTTAGATAGTATGGGACCAAAAGATGAACCTTCTTCAGAAGAAGAGAGTATTGATGAAAACAAATCGTTAGAAGTGGTAGTTGAGAATGATATCAACCAAACTATTGAATACGATGAAACATATGAAGATATATTACTACAAAAAGTATTTAAAAAATAAATTTCACAATAATGGAAAATCAAGAAAAATTAGTTAATATAACTGAAACTCAATTAGAATCAACAATAAATAAAGCTGTTGATAAAGCAAAAGATGAGTTTGCAAGAACACAAATTCCTTTTGGAAAAAGTTTCAGAATGGAAAAAAGTGATGAGAGTAATCCTCAATTACTTGGTGCTTTAGTTCGTGCCAATATCACCGCAAACCAAAAAGGCGTATCATTACAAGATGGTGCAAAGATCTATAACGACAAATCGAAAACTTATGCTTCGGAGATAATTCTTAAATCTGTAAATGAAACTACAGACAACGAAGGTGCATATTTAACTATACCTGAAGTTTACAACTCGATATTAGAGACATTAAAACCTCTTTCTATATTCCGTTCCTTACCAGGTATCAAGCAAATTAATGTTAATGCTGCACAGTTTGAAATTCCTACAATGACAACTGGCGCAACAGCATATTGGGTAAATGAACAAAGAGCAACTGCAACTATAAATGCTGAAAGATTTGGTAAAATTACATTAAATCCTAAAGCTTTGATATCATGGTCAAAACTTACAAAAGACCTTATCAATGATAGTGCATTTAATGCAGAACAGTTTATCCAAAACGAAATAATTAGACAAATCGCAGTAACAGAAGATGCCGCTTTCTTAACAGGTCTTGGTGCTTCTAATCAACCAAAAGGTCTTTACAGCTGGTTAAATGCAGCTAATGTAACTACTTCAGGTGGAACTACAACAGAACTTTATGAAGCCGACTTCTTCACCGCTGAAACTGATATTCGTGGTGCTAATATCATGGGCAATTTAGTTTGGATTATGAACTATACCACATATTCAAGTTTAAGAACTAAACTTCGCGTTACTACAGGACAAGTTGCATGGCCAGAATTAAGAGATACAGTACCTACTTTGTTAGGATATCCTGTTAAATTCTCTAACACCACAAGCAATCCTTCTAGCAAGATATTCTTATTTGCTCCAGAGCACTTCATGATTGCCGATAGAACTGGTATTAATGTTATGATTAATCCTGTTCAAAACGATGCTAACTTCCCAGTTGGAATTAACGAAACATTAATTGCAGTTGAAAAGAGAGTAGATTGTGCATTACTTTATGATTTAGCCGGCGCAGTTATAGAATAACAACTTTTATATAAGGGGTATATCATGGCAACTAACCATGATATACTCCATCTTTAAATAAAAAACTTTTAAAATGAGTAAGAAAAATATAGGTGCTAGCATAGATTCTGTTTTTAGTGGTGCAGTTTATGCACAAGCCGGAGTTACCGGTTCAAATTTAACAGCAGTTGCTGGTGCCTCAATAGATAGACAAGGTTACGAATCAGGTGTTTATAATGTAATTTACAAAACTACATTAACAAATGCAAAGACATTAACTCTTGCTGCTGAATATCAAGAATCAGCAAATAACTCTGATTGGGATGCAGCAGTAGATATAGTTACCGCAGAACTTTTAGGTGCAGGTACCACAGGTGGTTCAACAATTACTGGTGTGTATGAGTATGATATCAACTTATCTGAAAAGAAAAGATATATTAAATTTAACTTAACTCCAACATTGAGTGCTACATCAGCAGACGTTGCTATTATAGGTGCAAGTGTTGTTTTAGGTGGTGCAGATAAATTACCCAAATAACTAAAGAATGATATGTGGGGTAGTTAAGTCTACCCCAATTTTAAATAAAAGTAAATTATGGCATTCAATATATCAA